GGAAAGAAGAGAAAGAGCGCAAAAGAATTTTAGCGATAGGAAATTCTATCTATCTTTAATCGATGATGAGTTTTGATCAGTCATCGTTCATGAGATAATAAAAAACCCCGGACACTGATTAAGGTGTCCGGGGCAGGTAGACCAATACCTAGATATACTTTCAGGGAGGAAAGTAATCTAAACCGGGTCACCCCGGCCAACAACAAGATGAGGTGTGTGGTTTACTCGGTCAACCTAGATATTGGTCATTCTGGCGATTCGCCCCATACCGTTGACGGTAGACCAAGGATCATAAAAACGTGCCGTCTGTTTTCGAAGTTAATGGTAAGTATTACTGTGAGGCATCTATTGCCGCGCAAATGACAGGCGTTACCGTTCAAACACTCACCAACTGGCGTAAACAAGACAATGCCCCGCCGTACAGTGAAGAAAACAAAGGTTACCCGATATCTGAACTCGGTGACTGGATAAGAACTTCGCAGATATATAAAAGGGGCAGGGGGACAACTTATCCGTGGTTGCCGAGTATTGAGAAAATCACTTCGGTCACGGGTAAGGCGGCAACACCCGCTCAACCAACCATGCCCGGCCTTGAGCCTAATTTTCCACCACAGAAGGTCTTGGAAACTGAGCGTGATGCGAAGCTGAGGAAGACGGTTGCTGAAGCCGACAAGTTGGAAATGGACATCGCCGAACGCGCCGGACAACTTGTTCAGTATTCAGAGGTCATGCACGCGTGGTCATCGATCATCGTGAGAGTGAAGACGGCTTTACTTTCCATACCAACCAAAGTTTCACCTCTTGTGAGTGGTTTATCGGACAACGGTGAGTGTGAGGCGGTGATCAGCGAACACGTCAGAGAATGTCTTGAAGAACTTTCTGAAGATTGGACATCAGAAGGTACGTTAGAAAACGATGAGGATGATACGTGATACACATAGTTAACCCCCTTGTTGCCGCATTGTTAGCCGTTGTCGCTACTACAGCCGCCGATGTTGTTGTACCGACATCATGGGAACATGTACCTTTTGTGCTGAAGTTTTTTGGTTCCCTGTTGGGTGCAATATCGGTGATCCTTTTCAGGATGCAGATAGCTATCAACAAAAAGAGTCAATATCACACCGTCGATGCAATTTTCAGTCTTTTGGTTGGTACTGTTTTAGGCACAGGGTGCGGACATTTACTAATCGGCATCATATCCAAATTCTGGATAGACATCGATTTAACCGAGGTCACTTCATTTACGGTTTCTTTTTTTGCGGGTGCTGTGTGGCCTTACTATTTTGAAAAAGGTCTTAGAGCTTTAGAAGGTGAGAAAGATGATCGATAATCTTTATGCGTTTTCGCTCGTTTATGATGCCATCGGTGCGTCTGTTCTGATGATCTATTATTGGCGAGTTAAGCCGAAAGTTTTATCGGTTGATGCCGGTATGTGTTTGTTTTTCTTTGTACTCATCTTTGCGTCAAGTTTTGACATTGTAGTCGTCAGAACGTTGCTTGGTCCTTGGTTGATTACGATTTTGATAATCAAGCACTGGTCTGAGATTAAACGTATGATGAACTTCAGTGAAAGTCGTACAGCTCGTGTTGTCAAAAAAGTAGCTAGGGGAAGAAAATGAGTATTTTACAAGACGGTGAGCATGAAGTCACTAGACTGATCATTCACACAAGCGATACACCTACTGGTTGGTCAGACGGCATGACGGCACAAGATGTCGTCGATGAAATAAGACGATGGCACGTTGAAGGCAACGAGTGGTCTGACATCGGTTATCATAGAGTGATCATGCCGGACGGTGAAATGGGCGTCGGTAGATCCATTTATAGGCAAGGTGCTGGTGTAGCAGGTAAAAACGAAGGTTCCGTACATATTTGTCTGGTACCAGTGAACAAAGTTGACAAAATGGGCACATTTGAAGATTTTTACACGGATCTTCAGAGAAAAGCCGTAAGTTTGTACATCGATGATCTTGAGAAACTGACAGGCCGCGAGGTTGAAATTCTCGGTCACAATCAGTTTTCCAACAAACTTTGTCCCGGTTTTAAGGTGTCTAGAGATACCTTCAAGTTCCCCAAGGAAGATGTTAGTGCGTCATCTGACAATAACGGGGTAGATCAACACGCACCGAAAAACGGAGATAGTTTTATGTTTAGCGGTATGCTTGGTTATATGATGAACTTGGTTTTCGCATATTTCAACGCGGATGAAATTCGTGAAGAAATTGATGACTTCATCGACAAGATTGAAGCCAAGGTGGAAGCGCAGGAAGATTCTATCAAAAAGCAAGCCATGCTTCGGTCATTGAAGCTCGGGCGCGATGTCACCGGTATCCCCGATGACTATAACGGTGATGAAGACTGATCGTTCAGTCTCATGACAGGAACGGGTGGTGTGAAAGCCACCCGTTTTTAAGTTTATGTACAGTTTTGCAAAGATATCAGATCTCACAAGAGACGCGTTGGGTGTGTTCAGACCACCCCCTAAAATTACTGTGTCTGAGTGGTCAGATGAGTATCGCCGGTTGTCGCCCGAAAGTGCCGCCAGACCCGGTAGGTTTAAGACAGAGATCGTAGAATACCTTCGTGAGCCTATGGATATGGTAGGCAAGCCCGGAGTTCGTAGAATTACACTGATGACTTCCGCACAAGTCGGAAAGTCTACGTTTATTGAAAATGTTGTCGGCTATTTTGCCCATTTAGATCCCTGTCCGATGCTCCACGTCACCCCAAGGATCGAAGACGTAAAGACCTTCTCGCGGGAGCGCCTTGCGCCGATGATCCGCGACACGCCGGTTCTCCGCAAGCTATTCAAATCCCCTAGAACCAGAGATAGCGGTAACACCCTCGGCAACAAACAGTTCCCGGGCGGATATATCGCAATGGTTGGTGCCAACGCGCCCGCAGGTCTTGCATCTAGACCAATCAGGGTTGTCTTTGCCGATGAGGTTGACCGCTTTGAACGTTCCGCAGGGACCGAAGGCGACCCTATCAATCTAGCGGTCAAGAGAACCACAACGTTCTGGAACCGTGTGATCATCTTCGCTTCGACACCGGGTGATAAACTTACCAGTAGGGTTGAGCCTGAGTTCCTTAGAGGTGACCAAAGGCATCGTTGGGCAAAGTGCCCCCACTGCGGTGAACATCAGATCTTGAAATGGGCGCACGTACATTGGGATGATAACGATCCTGACACAGCCCATTACGTGTGCGAACACAACGGGTGCGTACTTGATGATCACGATAGAGTCAAAGCGGTCAGGGATGGCGAGTGGCGAGCGGAGAAGGAATTTAACGGTAATGTATCATTTCACTTGAACCAACTGAGTAGCCCTTTCGCACCACTGTCTGATGGTGTTCGTGATTTCTTAGATGCTAAAGATGACCCCGAGTCCTTGAAGACTTGGGTTAACACGTTTTTAGGTGAGACTTGGGAAGACAAAGGTAAACGTCTTGAATGGTCTTACCTCAAGAAGAACAAGGAAGATTACGAGGTACAAGAAAATATCCCTGAAGACATCACTTTGTTTACTTTAGCCGTAGATGTTCAGGATGACCGATTTGAGATAGAGCGTGTTGGGTGGTGTGATGACTACAAAAGTCGTTCTTTGTCGTATCATGTGATATATGGTGATCTCAGTACATCAGAACCTTGGGTGAAGCTGAGGGATTACATGGAAGAAACACTCATCCATCCGTTGTTTGGCGAACTTGCATATCGATCAGCCGTTATTGATTCAGGTGGTCACTATACGACATCGGTTTATAAATTTTGTGACATCATGCCGAGATGTGCAGCAATCAAGGGTGTGTCCGGGTTCGGCAAACCATTCGTCGGTAGACCAATGAAAAACACTATTGGTGATCACAGAGTATTCCCGCTTGGCGTGGATACAATAAAAGAAACCGTTGTGGCAAGGTTAAAGGTAGATGACCCTACAAAAGCAGGGTACTGCGCTTTTCCTAACATAACTAAAGAAAACGGCGAGCCTGTATATGACGATGATTATTTCCGTGGTCTGACAGCCGAAGAATTGAAAATAAAGTTCACCAAAGGCTTTAAGAAACAAGAGTGGCATAAAATAAGACCACGGAACGAACCTCTTGATCTTAGGGTTTACAATACCGCTGCGCTTGCGATGACATCAATAGATCTAAATGGTCACAGGCGCGCTTTGTTGCGTAAAATCAAAGCAAAGGACGAACAGAAGAACAAACCTAAAAAGTCCACAAAGTCTGCACGAAGAAGCAGTACGTGGGCGGAAAGATGGAAAAATGGCTAACCCTTTCGATTGGGATGATGTCCCGCAAATAGAACCTGACAACCTAGTCAAAGGTGTGAGGTTCGCATGGAAGATAAAGTATGACGAAGACGTTCTTTCGACGGATTATGTTCTCGTTTACAAATACACTCCGATCACCGTTTCGGGGACGTTTGAAATCGTTGGCTCTTTCGTGGATGACTTTTGGCGTTTTGAGTTACTTGGTGACGGAGTTAACGCGGCGGAGAATGGCGAGTACAGATATGATCTCGTTATCCGAAGGATATCTGATAACGAAGAACACATTGTATCTACGGGCTACACCGAATTGTTTTCCAATGCCGGTGACAGACGAACGCACGCAGAAGTCATGGTGCAGAAAATACAATCCGTTCTCGAAGGACGTGCGGATCACGATGTTGCATCATACACGATCAGGACACGTTCGATTACAAAAATGACGGTGGATGAGCTTGTCAAGTGGCGTGACTATTATCTTGACGAAATCGCCAGAACAGGTGGATCAACTTTGTCAACCAATAAACGGCGCAAAAACCGACTGATAACGAGGTTTTCCTGATGGCAGGTAGAAAAAATAGCCTATCCCGCAGGGGTTATAGTGCAGCGGCATCGTTGGCTCGCTACGGTGATATACGCACGTCAATAGCATCGGCTGATGCCGAGTTGAGAGACGCCCTGCCTGTCCTTCGTGCGAAGTCGAGGTTCCTTTCGCGCAATAGTTCTTCGATGGTGCGGTTTTTGTCACTTATGCGAACCAACGTTGTCGGTGATCAAGGCATACGATTGCAGTCTCGTGTAAAACGTCAAAGTGGGGCTTCCGATACACAACTCAACAAGAAAGTTGAGACTTTGTGGAAGAAGTTTTGGCACAGACCTACCGCATGTAAGGTGATCAGTGGACGTGATCTTCTTAACATGTGCATGAACAGTCTTTGCACAGATGGTGAAGCAATTTGGGAACTGGTTCGTTCCAACAAGTTTGAACACGGATTTGCAATTAATCCGGTTGAAGCTGACATACTGGATCACGAACTGAACGAAATTTACTACAGCACCGGCAATGAGATAAGAATGGGGGTTGAGGTCGATAAGTACGGTTCCCCTGTTGCTTATTGGTTTCTCACGTATCACCCGGGCGATTTTATAAATTCTTTCGGGTTCCAGCCACAAAAACGTCACCGTCGCGTTTTGGCGGCTAACGTCATTCATATTTATCACAAGGACCGCCCGGGACAGACAAGGGGTGAACCACCCGCAAAGACCGTGATCAATGCCGTCAAGATGCTGGATGGTTACAGGGAAGCTGAGGTTACCGGCAGACGCATACAGAGTTCTACGATGGGCTTCTTTACCAAAGAGATGCCCACAAACTCATCTGCTATTGCAGAACTTGCTGATGAAGCGGAGGAAGCGGAGGAGGCCAGTGAAGATCTATC